TTATAATTATTGGGGAACGTCAAAACTTAAAAAATCGTAGAACAGAAATATTAATAACGAATTATGAAAAACAAAAAGGGCTTTTCGATTAGCAGGGTGTTTCCTGCAATTGCCCATAACGTTATAATTTACGAATGTTTTGTATTACAAAAATGAAGAAGTACACCAAAACAAAGGTTATTCGTTTAACCGAGGTACAACATCAAACGCTTAAAAAAATGCAAAGTTATAATATTGATGTTGCTGATTTTATCAGGAGCGCAATTTCTGAAAAGATTAAAAGAGAATACGATTATTTAAAACCTAAAGAGAAAAAACAAAAAACGCCTTTTGATTAAAAATAATCAACTTTTTTGTAGTTTTATATACTTTTTTGTGTATATTTGTACTGTAATTAAAAAATCCCGTAGAAAGAGAGCCTACGGGATTAGTAAATAAATAACAATTAAAATTTTTAGAAACATGACAAATTTCGTAAAAAACATTGAATTAAACAATGTTGTATTTGAAATTGATTACGATTATTCGGAAAATGTCGAACCACAAGCAAGAGATTACGATTTAACTATCAATTCTGTTAAAGTTGGTGGTATTGAAATTTACGATTTTTTAGAATCTAATCAGATGGCAAACATTCAAACTGCTATTTTTGAAGTGCATACTGGAGCAGTTTCCGAACCTGAAAATCCACAAACAAATATTTTACAAAAACTAAAACATCTTCAAACCAAAGCCAAACCAATAATTATCAATCGTTATTCATTCGGCTGGCTAACCTATGATGAACAAGCAGACTTAAACGAAATTAACAGACAAATTTTTAAAACACTTAAAGACCTTTAATATTATGGAAGAATTTAACCAAACCGTAAACAACGCTAACAGACGAATTTTAAGTAGTCTGTTAGTTAAGATTGAAGCCGAACCGATGAAGATTATCGGATTAAGTTTTAAAGAGCAAATAACCGTTTTTAATCAACCTATTAAATATTATTCACTTTAAATTTTAGAAATTATGACAGTTATCGAATTAATTAATGCAAAAAAAAATTATTACAAATTTTTTACAAAAGAAGCCAGCTTAAAAGCAGTAGAGCAAGACGGATATGCTTTGCAATATGTTAAGGAGCAAGACAAAGATATTTGTTTAAAAGCAGTAGAGCAAAACGGATATGCTTTGCAATATGTTAAGGAGCAAGACAAAGATATTTGTTTAAAAGCAGTAGAGCAAAACGGATATGCTTTGCAATATGTTAAGGAGCAAGACAAAGATATTTGTTTAAAAGCAGTAGAGCAAGACGGATATGCTTTACAATATGTTAAGGAGCAAGACAATGATATTTGTTTAAAAGCAGTAGAGCAAGACGGATATGCTTTACAATATGTTAAAGAGCAAAAATTACTTATAGAAAAAGAAATCACTATTTCGGAAATAGAAAATTTATTAGGTTTTAAAATAAAAATTATAAAACAGCCATGTTAGAACACGATAACCCAATTGACAGACTTTTAGATAAGTTTTTCAAATCTATGGCAATAGTTGGAATTGTTGCGGGAATTATTGCAATATGTATAGTTATTAATAAAATTAATTTTTAAGTTATGGATTTATCAAAAACAATTATCCCAAAGTCAGACCAGTTAAACGCTGATGATTTAATTTCAGGTGCAAAAACTATAAAAATACGTGATATTAAAGCAGGTGCAGACGACACGCAACCAGTAAATATTTATTTTTACGGCGACAATAATAAACCGTTTAAGCCATGTAAATCGGTTAGACGTATTTTAGTGCAATTATGGGGTTCAGATGGATCGCAATATATCGGTCGTAGAATTACATTATTCCGTGATGATTCTGTAAAGTGGGCAGGTGTTGAAATTGGAGGGATTCGTGTATCTCATGCCTCACATATTGAAGCCACTACCCGTGTACTTGTTACTACTGCAAAAAATAAGCGTACACCACAAACTATTGATGTTTTACCTTTGGTGTTAATTAATGATATTAATGGCGCAAAAACAGCTATAAAAGAGAAAAAAACAACTATTGAAAAATTGATTGCTAAATATGATTTAACTGATGAACAATTAAAACAATTACAAGATGAAACAGTTTAAATGTAGAGCCTCTAAAAAGGGGTTGTTACTTAAAAATGACCGTAGCGGAAAAGCTATGGGCGAAACAGCTAAGTCATATATTAAAGAATGGTATGTTTCTGAATTAACAGGCAAACAAAAAGAGATTAAAAGTAAATATCTTGAACGTGGTAACGCATTAGAAGCAAAAGCTATTGAAAGAGTTGGTATATATTACGGCGTTGAAATAATTAAAAACGAAGTATTTTTAGAAAATGAATATTTTACAGGTACTTTTGATGCCTACACAATTGATAGGGTAATTGATACAAAAGTACCTTTCGATTGCTTTACATTTCCTTTCTTCGAAACTGAATTAAATCCAGACTATTACGCTCAAATGCAGGTTTATATGGAATTAACAGGATTAAGAAAAGCAAGTGTTTGTTACTGCTTAGAAAATGGAAGCGCAGAACAAGTTGAGCGTTTATCGTGGCAAATTGCTAAAGATTTAGATAAAGACGAACCTGATATTGATGATTGGGAAAAAGCCGAAAAACAATTAAGTTACGACCATTTACCCGATAATTTAAGAATTAAAGTTTTTGAAATAGAATATGATTCTGATTTTATCGAAAACGCAAAAAAACGAGTAATTGAAGCAAGAGAATATTTACAAACAATTTTAATAAATTAAACATGGAAATTACAGGAAAAATTAAACACATTGGAGAAACACAAACAATTGGAGCAAACGGATTCAGAAAGCGAGAATTAGTAGTTACCACAGACGAACAATATCCGCAACATATTTTAGTTGAATTTCAACAAGATAAATGCGACATTTTAAACGGTTATAAAGTTAGTGAAGAAGCAAAAGTATCAATTAATTTACGTGGACGTGAATGGGTTAATCCAGAGGGTGAATCTAAATATTTCAACTCTATTCAAGGCTGGAAAATTGAAAAATTAAACGCAACTCAAACGCCTAAACCAACAAATATAAATAATTCAAACGAAAACGATTTACCATTTTAATCAAACCCAAACCGCTTACGTAAAACTAAGCGGTTATTTTTACCATTATTTTTACAAAAACGCACAAATAAGGAATTTTTAACTTTTTTTACACTTAATTATGATAACAATAGAAAAATACGAAAAATCAGTAATTAATGTTATTGATGAATTTTTAAAAAAACAAGATTGCGATTTTGATTATTGGGTAGGTGGTATAGTTGGTGAGGTTGCTGTTTTTGGCGACAACTCTTTTAATTTTACCGATGTTTATTTAGACTTAAAACAAAACGCTCCAACAGGACTTATTTTTGAATGGCAACGTGAAGATGTTGAATTTAATATTAACCGTAAAAAACCGATTAACATAAATTATCGGTCTTATATGATGGGTTTAAGGTTTAAAGAAAAAACTAAAAAAGCTACCTATGATTGGTTATTGAAAAATAATTATATTAATAAAGACGGCTTTTGTAATTTACACATTGATAATTTTAAAATAAGATGTACGGATAAAAAATTTATTGAAATTAGATTTGCTTTTGACAACAACAAAGAGTGCAATGTGATTTACAATCCTACAAAAAAAGAAGTAAAAAAAGCGATTCATTTGTTTGGCACTTCTGTAATTACTGAATTATAATATGTATATTTGTATACAAATATACAATTATAATTTTATATTTGTATTCGCAATCTCTCACTTGTATTAACGATATTTAGTCATTTATTGACTAACCGACAAACCCGATAGTGTGTGAGAGCCTATCGGGTTTTGTCTTTTATATTATTTAACTTATGTTAGAACTACAAAAAACACTCAAATTTTTAGACTATTTTTCTATTATAACGGTAGCTGATGATAAAATACCCAATTTTACATGGCGAAAGTTTCAAAATGAAAAGATTAGTATTAAACAGTTTTCTGAACAATATGAGTATAAAGGGGGTAGAAAATGGCTTGATAAAGACGGAATTGAAAGAGAAATTAAAGCTACTAAAAACTTTGGAATTGTAACAGGTTTTGAAGACTTAGAATGTTTAGATATTGATTTAAAAGTTTTTACAACTGCTAAGGAAAAGGTAAGTTTTTGGACTGAATTTTTGCAAAACTTAAAAGATAATATTTTAGACTTTGACGAAAAGTTTGTTATTTATAAAACGAAAAACGATGGGTTTCATATTATTTATAAAAATGAAAATGTAGGCGGAAATGCTAAACTTGCATCATTAAAAGGTCACAAAGAAGCGATTATAGAAACAAGGGGAAAAGGTGGTTATATTTTTGCCTATCCTGAAAATCAAGTGTCTAAACTGTCTTATTTTGATGTGCAATATATTTCTAATGATGACAGAGATATTTTAATGTCATTTTCTAAAATGCACAACTACATTGAAGAAATTACATTAGAGCCGAAAAAAGAAAAGACTGAATTTATTAAATCAGATATTACACCATGGCAAGATTATAACCAAAAAACAGATATTTTGGATGTTGTTGGCTCGGAGTTTAAGATAGTAGCAAACAATAACAAACAAATTGTAATTAAAAGGCATGGCGCAACCTCAGCGCATAGCGGATATATTTATAAGGATTCGGGTAATATGTTTCTTTTTACAACAGGCACGATATACCCTAATGAAAAACTAATTACCCCCTTTATAGCTTTTACATATAAATTTTACAATGGTAATTTTTCTGATAGTGCAAAGGAATTATATAAATTAGGTTTTGGATCGAGAATTAAAACAGAGCCACCAAAAGTATTGGTAGAAAATTTAAAAGAAAATTTTAATATAAAAGTTGATGACTTAAAATTTCCTATTGATATTTTTCCACAACCGATTCAAAATTATATTTTAGAATGTAATCAAAAATTAGATTCTAATATTGATTATATGGGTTGTTCTTTGCTTTGGTTAATTTCTGTTTGTATTGGTAACTCTATTCAAATAGAAGTAAAACGTGGATGGATTGAAAATTCAACTATTTGGATGTCTTTAGTTGGTAAAGCAGGGATAGGTAAAACTCCAAGTATAAATAATATTATTTTCCCATTACAAAAAATTAACTCACGTGAAATAAAAAAGTATTTCAAAGAGTTTGAGAAATTTGAGTTTTATAATAACCTATCTAAAAAAGACCAAAAAGACTATCCTGAAGTTGAAAAACCTATAAAAAAACAATTTATTGCAAATGATATTACCTTAGAAGCATTAGTTGATTTACATGAAGAAAGTGATAATTCAGTAGGTGTATTTAAAGATGAATTGGCGGGATGGTTAAAAGATATGAATAAATACCGTGCAGGTTCTGATTTAGAGTTTTGGCTGTCTTGTTGGAGTGGTAAATCTGTTAGTTTAAATAGGTTAACACGTAAAGGTTCTTTTATTGACAAACCACTGATTCCAGTTTTGGGGGGTATTCAACCAGATATTTTTAACAACTTTTATACTGATGAAAATAAAAGCAACGGTTTTATGGATAGGATGCTTTTATCTTTCCCTGATTCAGTAGTTGAAAAATATAACGAAAACGAATTAGAATATGAAATATTAGATTGGTACTCAAATAATATTATTTGCTTTTACGATGTCTTAAAATCAATCATAAAAAGGGATAAAGATAATAATATAGATTCATTGACGGCTAAATTTTCAGATGAAGCAAAAATTGAATGGATGCGTATTTTTAATAAAATAACTGATTTTCAAAATTCTGATGATGAAAATGAGTATTTAAAATCAATGTATCCTAAACAAAAATCTTACATACCACGTTTTGCGCTATTAATACACGTTTTTAGCGACTTTTTTATTACTAATGGTAATAGTTTACTTATTTCTAAAGAAAGTGTCTTAAAAGCAGAAAAATTAAGTAATTACTTTATTGCTACTGCTAAAAAAGTTAAAATTAATTCAGTTGAAGCAAGTAATTTGAAAACTGTATCAAAAGCGGGTAAAAACAATTACGAAAAGTTAAAATTAATCTATGAAGAAAACCCGAATTTTAATAGAAGTAAGGTAGCTGATATTTTAGGAGTGAGTAGAAGACAAATTTTAAGGCTAGTTGAGAAAATAGACAAAAATAGTGTGACATAAATTAAAAATGTCGCACCTAAATGTCGCACCATGTCGCACCTCTAAACCCTTATGTTTATTGGGCTTAACCCGAAAAGCAGGTGTGACATGTCACACCAAGTAGAAAATAAAAAAAATAAATTAAAAATAAAAAAAATAAATTTTTCAATTAGGTGCGACATGTCACACCTAAAAAAACGTCAAAACCCTTGCAAACATTAGAAAATAGGTGCGACATTTTTCAAAAACATGTCACACTAAAATGTCACACCATGTCACACTAGATTTTAATATGATACATTTAAGAAATTACCAAGAAAAAACAATAAAATCACTTAGATATAAAATGTCAATCGGATTAAAAAGATTGATTATGTTGGCACCTACTGGCTCAGGAAAAACCGTTATGTTTTGCTACATGATCAGGAAAAGTCTAGAAAAAAATAATAAATGTTTAATCTTAACTCATAGAACCGAATTATTAACCCAAGCAGGGGGAACTTTATCAAATTTTGGATTAAAACCGCAAATAATAAATCCTAAGCAACGTAAATTAGAAAGTCATGGTAATTTGTACGTGGCTATGACTAAAACAATTATGGCGCGTATAAATAAGTCAGAATACGCAGAATGGTTACAATCTTTTAATCTGATTATAATTGATGAAGCACATTTACAAGATTTTAATAATTTACTACCTTACCTAAACGCTAATAGTTATGTTATTGGAGCAACGGCAACCGCTGAAAGAAAAGGTAATCAAGTTTGTTTAAGTGAATTTTATCAAGATTTAGTAAACGAAATTAGTATTTCTGAATTAATAGATTTACAATACTTAGCAAAACCTAATAGTTTTGGAGTTAATATTGATTTATCAAATATAAAATCAAAAGGCGGTGATTTTGATAATGATATGATTGGCGACCTATTCGAGAAAACAGAACTTTATGAAGGAGTTTATGATAATTACCAAAGATTAACACCTAATAAAAAAGCTATAATTTTTTCGCCTAACGTAAAAAGTAGTTTAACATTAGTTGAAAAACTAAACGAAAAAGGTTTACAGATAAAACATATTGACGGAAATACACCAGAAAAAAAACGAAAAGATATTTTATGTTGGTTTAAAAATACACCTAATGCTTTAATTTCAAACGTGGGTATTTTAACAGCTGGTTTTGATGAATCTACTATTGAAGTTGTAATCTTATACCGTGCAACAAAGTCACTTCCTTTATTTTTACAAATGGTAGGTAGGGGTAGTAGGACAAACGAAAAAAAAAAAGAGTTTTTTATATTGGATTTTGGCAATAATATACAAAGACATGGATTTTGGGAAACAAATCGAGAATGGAGTTTAATAAAGAAACCGAAAAATAAAGGAGTTGCACCAGTAAAAGAATGTAAATGTGGTGCATTGTTACGATTAAATTTAAAAGTTTGTCCTTATTGCGGTCATGTTTTTCCACAACCTAAAGAAAAAGAACCAATAGAAGTTATTTTAGAACAATTAAAAAAAGAAAATATAGACCTTTATAATCAATATCAAAAGTTTATTAAACTAGAAAAAAAAGCAATAGACAAAGGATTTAAGATAGGATGGGTTATTTATCAATTAAAAACATTTCAAGACTTTCAAGATTATGAAAAATTTAAAAACTATAAAAAAGGTTGGGCATGGCGACAAATCGAGCAGAGAGGAATCAAAGCTACAAGCTGAAATAGTACAATTCTTTAAAAACAAATATTGCCTAAAAAATCATAATCCACGTTATGAAATATTTTCAGTACCTAATGAAGCAACCTATAGAAACAATCAATTTAAAGCTATGGGTGTCCGTTCAGGAGTATCAGACTTAATTGTTTTACTAAAAGAAAAAGTTTTATTTATTGAGTTAAAAAATGAAGTAGGTAAACAAAGAGAAAGCCAAAAAGATTTTGAAGCCGTAGTACAAAAATTAGGATTTGATTATTATTTAATAAGAACATTAGAAGAATTTAAAACAATTATCGAAAATGAAACTACTCGCAGGTAACAGATTTTACAAGAACACGCAATATCCCCAGGCAATGGATTTGTTTCTTAGTCCTTTAGGTAGAGAATTTTATATAACTGGCGGTATTGATACTCACGTACCGATTAAATATATTGATAATAATCAATATACTACCATTACAATAGAGCAATTTAAAAAAGCTAAAAAAATTAACATTTAAAAAGTTGCACAACTAAAATATTTTAGTACTTTTACCAAACAATAAGCGGGATAAAATCCGCTTTTTTAACCGAAATTAACGTATAAATTTAAACTATGGTAACAAAAGACCAGTACGACACTACTCAACGTGTACAAAGAATGCTACTCACTAAAACAAAAGAAGAAGTAGCAAAAGAATGCGGAATGACTAAGGTTACATTTTACACCCGTCTAAAAATGCAAAATTGGAAACTAACTGAAATTAGTCACATTAAGAACTTGAAATTTTAAAATTATGACAACAATTTTTACACCAGAAAAAATTACAGAACTAAAAAAAAACGAGGTGTTTGTATTTGGTTCAAATCTAAAAGGAAAACACGCAGGGGGATCGGCTAAATTAGCACAAGAAAAATTCGGTGCGGTTAACGGTCATCCTATTGGTTTGTTAGGACAATCTTATGCTTTGCCAACTTTAGATGAACAAATGAATAAGTTACCATTGAATGAAATATCAAGACATATTGAGAATCTTTATGATTTTGCAAACGAAAACGCTGATTTAATTTTTTTTGTAACTAAAATAGGATGCGGTATTGCTGGGTTTGATGAAAAAGAAATATCTGATTTATTTAAAAGTAAAGACACGCCTTTAAACGTTATTTTACCTATGTCTTTTTCTTTAATTAAAGGGTTTAAGGGTTTTAACGATGATTTTAGTTGTAGAGGTTATCAGTTTGAAGAAGATAGAGATTTTTTTCATAATGGAAAAGTAGAAACTTGTGAAAGTGGCTTTCACTTTTGTTTAAATCCATTTGATGTGTTTCGTTTTTACAAAGGAAAAGACAAAATATTTTCTCAAGTTGAGGGATGTGGTTCTGTTGATTTTGACAATAAAGATTCTAAAGTTTCAGTTTCAGAAATTAGAATTAAAACAAAATTAAATTTATTAGATTTTATAAAAATCGGTATTGATTTTACAAATAAAAAAGTAGAATTTTACAAAAAAAGAGCAGAAAAATTAATTAATAAAAATATAAATTCTGTTAACAGTGGTCTTGATTATTCTGTTAATAGTGGTCGTGATTATTCTGTTAATAGTGGTCGTTATTATTCTGTTAACAGTGGTCTTGATTATTCTGTTAACAGTGGTATTGATTCTTCTGTTAACAGTGGTCGTGATTATTCTGTTAACAGTGGTCTTGATTATTCTGTTAACAGTGGTCTTGATTATTCTGTTAACAGTGGTCTTGATTATTCTGTTAATAGTGGTATTGATTCTTCTGTTAACAGTGGTCTTGATTATTCTGTTAACAGTGGTCGTGATTATTCTGTTAACAGTGGTAATAATTCTTCTGTTAATAGTGGTAATAATTATTCTGTTAATAGTGGTCGTGATTATTCTGTTAATAGTGGTCGTTATTATTCTGTTAACAGTGGTCGTGATTATTCTGTTAACAGTGGTAATAATTCTTCTGTTAATAGTGGTAATAATTATTCTGTTAACAGTGGTCGTGATTATTCTGTTAATAGTGGTCTTGATTCTTCTGTTAACAGTGGTCTTGATTATTCTGTTAACAGTGGTAATAATTATTCTGTTTGTTCTGGTAGATTTAATTCTGAATTAAGTTTAAACGGAGTTAATTCATTTGGTATCGCAGGGAAAAACTCAAAAATAAAAGGTAAAAAAGGATGTGCTATTTGCCTTGTAGAATATGATTTTTGTAATAATATTATAAATGTAAAATCAGCTATAATTGATGGTGAAATTTTAAAAGAAGATGTTTTTTATGAGTTGAAAAATGGAGAGTTTTACGAAGTATAATTTTAACAAAAAACATTATGAAAACATTTGACGAATTAGTACCATTACTTCATGTGTGGTTTGACGAAAGAAAATTAAACAATCCATACACTCAAAAATATAAATTCATTGAGGAATTTGGCGAGCTTACAGGGGCGTATCTTAAAAATAACGAACCATTAAAGCAAGACGGATTGGGCGATTCTTTGGTAGTTATTATCGGACTTTCAAGAATCAAAGGCGTAAAAATTGATATGACTAAGGGCAATTATTACGAAATAAACGAAATGACATTTGATGATACTTATTGGGGTATTATTGACGATGTGAAAAATGACCGATTTAATAAAGCATTGCAAGGTTTGATTTATTTAAGTAGCCAGTTTTTAGGATTGGCGTATGTGGAGTGCCTTAATATAGCATGGGAAGAAATTAAGGATAGAAAAGGAGAAACGGTTAATGATAGTTTTGTGAAAAATTAGAAATGTTTAAACATCGCTCGAGTTTATCGGCTACTAATAACAAAAAAAAGTATTTGAGAGTATTTTTTGGAATGGTAAAGGTGATATTATTAATAATAAATTATTCTAAAATGAACAACGACACCGCCAGATGTGGCAACACTTCATGCCCGATGAGGTATGATTGCCAAAGATTCACACAACATTTAAAAGATGTTGAACAAAGAAAGGGTTTGAAAATTAACGTAACCATGTTTAAGCCAGTTAGTAAAAATGAATGTTTATTTAAAATTGATGAGAAACTATGAAACTAAAAAAAGGAGATAAAGTTTACGATTACCAGCATGGATGGGGAGAAGTTAGTGGAATTATGAAAATTTCAGCAAATGAGTATTATGTTTTATTTGAAAAATGGAGTTTTTTTTATGATTTTAATGGCGTAAAACAAGGTTATTGTAATGAAAAACCGTCACTATCATTAACAGAATACAACTACGAAACAGGAGGATTTACAAATATTAACAATCAGAAACCATGAAACACTTTAACAATCCCGTATCAATGCGGGTAACACAAGAACAATATGAAAATGATTTAAGAAACCCACTTGAGGAGTTGGGGGCAAAGTTTGAAGGTATTTGTGATTTTAAAAAATACCCAATATTAGTAAGTAATTCAAGTGGCGAAAATGGTATTATTGAAAATTTATTAGATTCAGATAAACTAAATTTCAACCGACACTTCATAGAAACATACGACCCGGAACAGTTTATAGCAATTTGTAAATTAGAAGTTGAAATGATTATTGGGGAGTGTTATACGGTTGAAGTAGATGGTTTTGGAAAAATAATAGGGTATTTATTAGAAAATAACACAGATAATAGAGGGTATAATTTAAGAGGTCGTTTTAAATATAAATCTTACGAAAATGAATATATTAAGGAAATAAATTACGTTTGCTATTTTTCAAACGACCGCACAATACGCCTATCAACACCCGAAGAAAAAGCAAAGTTAAATAAGATTATTGCGGAACAAACCGAAGTAAAAGACGAAATTATTATTTCTGATTCCGAACTTAAACCGAAACCAATAACTTTAGCCGATAGGTTAAATTTGTTTAAAGAATCAATTAAAAAATATGTAGATTCATACGACGAAACTAAATTAAAAATAGATAAACAAATCAAAGAACATGAATATGAAATTGAAAAATTATATTCAGCTTTGAAAGTTTTAGAAGCGTTAAAGTAAAATTATTAAAAGAAGTTTTAAAGTATTTGGAAAATGGAATATAAAGGATATTTAATCGAACAAGATATGACAGGATATGCGCCTAAAAGTATGGAATACAGTTATTTTTTAGGACATGAATTTTACTGCGGGAGCTGTGAAACTATTGAAGATTGTAAAAAACAAATAGATGAAATTTTAGAAAATGCAAACTAAAAAACATTCACTATTAGAAAGCCTTACAAATGTAATTGTAGGGCTTTTAATGAGTTTTTTAACTCAATTAATAATCTACCCATTTTTAGATATAAAAGTGTCGTTAAATCAAAACATAATCATTACAGCGGTGTTTTTTATTATATCTTTTGTTAGGGGTTATGTTATTCGTAGAATTTTTAATAAAATTTAAATTATGTTAGTCCACATCCGAGAAGCTTCCCGTAAAACACGGTACAGCGTGAACACAATAAAGAAGTATGTGCAAGACCGTAAAATATACGGGGAGGGTGATTTAGTTGATTTAAACCAGCTTATAGAGCGCAGGAAGTTAAAGCGAAAACCAAGGAAAGTAAGCTACTCCAACCAAACACGTAACGAAGTTGTAAGGTTATTTTTATCAACAAATGACAATAGCAACAAATCAATAGGTAAAAAAGTAGGATTATCGGAGCAAGTAGTAAACAACATTTTAAACAAATACTTAAATGAAAAATAATCCAGACGAAAAACTGAAATCTATCTTTGAAATTGAACATGATCTAAAAATCAAAGGCAAAAAATCCGTAGATAAAACAACGCCAATTAGAGCTTTGAAAGGTTGGGTGTGGATACAAAAAGGGATGTGTTTATTAAAATTACTTCATATTTCTACGGTGGGGTAATACGTTTCTACGGTGGGGTAAATGAAAAACCCCCATACGTTTACACGGTGGGGGTATTGGTTTATACGGTGGGGTAATACGTATATTCTTTTTCTTTTAACCAAATATCTATTTGTTTTTTAGCATCGTCAATACTTGTATATAAATATTTATTTCTATTTAAACATAATTCATAAACCCCTATTGTAAATCCATTTTTATCAATTGGATAGTATTTTCTTACTGTACGAAATGGATAAATAGTAAATATGTAATCATAAGAAATCAATTCTTTTTCTATTAAAAATCCATCATGTTCGTGTGATATTCTATATTTTATCATAACTATTATTTTTTAAAATTAATATTAAGCTTTATCGGTGGGTTATTTCATCTAAAGAATAATTTTTTGATATTTTATAATTAACACCTTTATTTTCTATAACAAAATCTTTTTTTTGTAATTGTTTCCACGTGTAAATCATCCCAACTGCCCAACGAGGTAATGCGTTTCTTCGCTGGGTTAAGTTGCTGACTGTTTTAGATTCCAAGCCTAATAATTCAGCAACTTTGATGTTAGTAAGGTTAAAAGCCTTTTTGTATGCTTTCCAGTCTTCGTGTGTGTATTGTTCCATATTAATCAATTAAGTGTAAATTGTTTTTAGCGAAATTAAAAGCTTCTTCATAAGATGTAAATTCTTTTATTACATCATCTTTTCTGTTTAAAAAAACAGCTTTATTCCCTTTTTTATAGCAATAATTAATTGCTGTAATTTCGTTTGTTGTTAATGTGTTCTTGAATTTCATAATTAAAATATTAAACGGGTTAATTGTGTTAAAATCATTACTAAAAAAGTGATGAAGTAAAGTTTTGTGAAGTTGGCAAATAGCCAAAATTTAATTATTTTCATGTTAGTTATATTTCTACGGTGGGGTATTAGTTTACACGGTGGGTTTATTGTTTTTTAGCAAATCAATAGCTTTACATATTTCATGAAGTTTTTTATTTCTTTGCTTAAAAGCGTCTGGATGATTTTGACTTTTCCAACCTTTTAAACAATCTAATAATAATTGTTTTTCTTTTTCCAATATAAAAATAGCTTCGTTCATGTTTTCTAAGTTTTAATTTATTTTTACTACCTGCCCACTTGATCTGTGGGCAACGCTTAGAGCCTAAAGTCTGTTTATACCCGCTCTAACGGGTTCATTTTTTAAATTTTATTTATTTCTAAATTTAAAATGTTATATTTCTTCTATATAAGCCCAATCCCAATTAGAAGATTCAATAACTTTTTGAGCACCTTCTTGAGTTTTGAAAATCCAAGCACTATAATAATCACCGGTATTACTTAAATCTTCTGAAATATATGGTTTTCCTGTGTTTTCAGTTTTATCACAAATAACATATCTTACTTGTTCTACAATAAAATCACTTTCATCATATCCGTTGCCATTTTTATTTTCGTCTGGGGAATTAAACCAGGTGATTTCTGATTTAACATGTTCATTAGCTGATTCTAAATTGTCAAATACTTGAACATCTCCGTTGATTGTGTTTGTTACTCTAGTTTTCATGATTTCTAATTGTTTAATTGTTATTGTTTCTATGATGTAAATATAAGGCTTTTATTTGAATATACAAAATAATGTATGTTTTATTTTGTGTTAATTTTTAGGCTAATTCCATCCAGCAGTTAAAAACCCAATCAATTTTTTGAGTTTTTAAATATTCAGGATAAAAAGCCATTGACCAAGTATTATTAATACCATTTTCGATATAGTCAATATAAACTGTATCTTCTGAATATCTTACAGTACCGCTACCAATTACACCGTACTCCTTAGCGTTTGCATACCAGTTGATTAATTTAGCGTTTGTGTAGTTAATTAAAGTTTCCATGTTTCTATTTGTTTTATTATTACTCTGTAAAGATACTAAAAATACTTATATAAATACATTATAACGTATATTTAACATAAATTTAACATTTTTATTATTAATTAGATTTGTTTATCTTTGTCTAAACAATTAAAAATATGAGAAAATTATTTTTATTTAGCGTGTTTTTTATTTTATTGATTTCGTGTCAAAAACCTGATTGTGAAGAACAATACAGAAAAAACAATGAGAGTTATCTAAACGCTTTAAATTATACAAGAACATACGAACAAATGCAAGAAATTACACGCCAGTATAACAGCAAAAATCAGGAAATATCACAAAATTGTAAGTAATGTATTCGCCAGAACAGATAGAAGAAAGGTTTAACTATATAATTCAAGAGATTGAATCAGGGAGGGCTTTGCGTAATGTTTGTAAGGATGAAAAAGGAATTAATAAGAATCTTTTTTATGATTTAATAGATTCATACCCTAATAAAAAGGAACGATACGCACGAGCCACAGAATTAAGAGCGGATGCAAAGTTTGAAAGTATTGAAGAAGAATATAACAAAGAGCCTGAGCGTGACCCAATGACTGGTAAAATAGATATGGGTTGGGTAGCTTTGCAAAGGCTAAAGATTGATTCTAAAAAGTTTGAGGTTGCAAAGTTAGCGCCTAAAAAATACGGGGATAAATTAGATGTTACAACAGATGGCGATAAAATCAATATTAATCCAATAATCGGAATGAGAATCATAGACAACAATGAGCAAACCGATAGAGATAACACTTAACGTTAACGGTAATTTAAAGCAATTAGAAGCTGTTAAATATTGGACTGATAATATTACTATTGATATAGCTTATGGAGGTTCTAAAGGTAGCGGTAAATCATTTTTAGGCTGTTCTTTAATTTGCGGAGATGCTTTAATATATCCAGAAACTCATTTTTTCATAGCTCGAAAAACATTAACAGATTTAAGAAAGTTTACTATACCATCAATTCACGAGGTTTTAAAACTCTGGGGAATTTCTGATAAATATTACAAATACAATGGTCAAGATAACTATTTTGAGTTTTATAATAAGTCTAAGGTTTTTTTATTAGATGCTAAATATTTACCTAGCGACCCGAATTACATGAGATTTGGATCTATGCAGATGACAAGGGGATGGATAGAAGAGGCAGGAGAGTTTGAATTGGAATGCAAGAACAATTTACAAGCTAGTATAGGACGGTGGAAAAATGACACTTATAATTTACCCCCAAAACTATTACAAACTTGTAACCCTGCTAAAAACTATCTTTATTCTGATTATTACAAACCGTTTAAAGATAGTAATTTAGAAAATCATAAGGCTTTTATACAGGCTTTGCCAAGTGATAATAAGAAATTACCTAAAGATTATATTAGTAATTTGCTTAAAATATTATCACAAAACGAAATACAAAGGTTAGTTTATGGTAATTGGGAGTTTGACAACAACCCATACGCAATGTTTGATTATAACGATATTTTAAATATTTTTACTAATGAATTTGTAAAGCCAACAAATGAACGTTATTTAACTGCTGATATAGCTTATGAGGGTTCGGATAAATTTGTTATTGGAATTTGGCATGGATTAGTTTTAGTTAAAATAATTGCTATTGATAAGATTGATGAAACTTTAGTAGCTAAAAAAATACATGAGTTAAGAATTGAAAATCAAATACCGTTAACTAATGTAATTTATGATGCTGATGGATTGAAAATGTTTGTCCGTCAAAGTGCTGAAAGTGGCTATTTAGCTGGAGCAAATGAGTTTCACAATGGTGGGCGAGCGATTAAAACAGACGGACAAATTGAGAATTTCGCCAATCTTAAAACTCAATGTTATTTTAAATTAGCTGAAATAGTAAAGAAAAATTTATTATTCATTCAAACAAAAGACTGGCGTAAACAAATCATTGAAGAATTAGAGCAGATTAATAAAATGCCATACACAGATGACGGAAAAATTAAGGTAGAAAAAAAAGATGCTATTCGTGAGCGTTTAGGTAGGTCGCCAGATTTTGCCGATATGATAATGATGAGAATGTGGTTTGAAATAAAAAGTGATGATTACGAAATAATTTGGTAATATTGTAAAAAAGTATATTGTAATGATTTTAAACGATATAACAGTCTTAGAACTGCTAAGAAAGCATTTAGACCGCCCAAAAGATTGGATTTTAGAAGCTCGAAAAAACCACAAAGAACTAAAGGCGTTAATTGATGGCGAGGGTTTTTCTGAATTATTAGAAAAAATAGAACACATTGAAGGGAATCAGAGGGCATTAGCTCGCAAAAAATACGCTAAGGATATTCGGGATTTGTTTAGCCGAGTAATGAAAAAACGTGAGAATGTATTTCAAGCTAATGGCGGTAGTGTTAAATTATTAATTGATAACGAAACTTTAAAAGAAAAGTTTGAAAGCTATGAGTCTAACTTTAAATCAAACAAATCATTATATCAATATCTAAATGAATTTTATTTTAAATTAGCTGATATAGACCCTAATGGATTGGTATTTTTGGAGTATAATTCTGATTCTAAATTATACCCAACTTACAAAAGCATTAACGATATTAGGTATTATAAAGCTGACGGACAGATATGTGAAGTTGTAATATTTGAGCCTAAATTATTAGTTAATGCCAGTACACGAGAATTCAGAATAGTTGATGATTTAAAAGAATGGTTTATTGTGGAAAATAGCGGTGTTTTAGTTATCAATCAAGAAAAATCATTTGATCATCCATTTGGAAAAGTACCCGCTTTAATATTATCTGAAAAAGAAAAGGTAGGCACTAAAATAAGATTAAGTTATATTAACGATGCTTTAGAATTGGCTAAAGACTATGCACGGGATAAATCAATTCTAAATATTTATAAATTCCAAAATGGATTTCCTTTACATTGGCGTTACATTTCGCAGTGCAGAACTTGTAACGGTTCTGGTAAAATTCAAGACTTACAAAATAATGTTTATAACAGTTGCGGTAGTTGTGACGGTAAAGGGTATATAAGCAGAGGGGATGTTACTGATATGGTTACTTTACCTTTACCAAAAGAGGGACAGCCTAATATTGCCCCTAATATTGCTGGATTTATTGCGCCAGACCTTGAAACATGGCGACAATACAAAGACGATTTAAGGGATTTTGAAACGTTAATTGAAGATACTATTTGGGGAACTGATAAAACAACCCAAAGAGAAAAAACACAACAGAAAACAGCAACAGAAACATTTATTGATGTTCAGCCTATTTCAAACAGTTTAAACAGTTATAGTCAAGTAATTGAGTATGTGCATAACACTTTAGCGAATTGGGTTTTAAATTTTATCGATCCAATAAAAGATAAAGATGAAAGATTATTTTTTATTAGTTACGGTCGTAGGTATATAATCGAGGGCGCAGATGTTGTTTTAGAAAAATATCAAAAAGCTAAAAAAGAGGGGGATAATAATACTATTTTAGATAAATTACTTGAGGAGTTTATATTGTCAAAATATAAATCAGACCCTTATATGCAGGCTATTAATTTAAAGAAAATAGCGTGTGAGCCTTATGTTCATTTATCGGTAAAAGAAGTTAACGACCTTTACGGAGTTGATGAGAGTTTAAAGAAAGTATTATTTGAGAAGTTTTGGCAAGATGTAAACACCGATTTACCAAAAGAAGAAATTATTAACCAATTTAATATTTATTACACAAATGAAAGAAGCAAAATTAGTACGCCTACTAACTAAGGATAGTAAGGGGCAATTTAATCCAAAAGGATTAAACCAAGTAGTAAGGGAAAAAATAAAAGTACCTAACAACGTAATCGAAGCAAGTAGAGAAAATTGCTTTTCAACTGGATTAATTTATTTAGAAATTGAAACAAACAAAAAGTAAAAAACCATGAAAATCATAATCAACGGAAAATCTTTTGAGGTATCAAAAGAACAATTGGAAGCAAATCCAGAGGAATTAACAATTAACTCAGATGTAGTTATAAGAACAGCTGAAGAAGAAATATCTTTTTCAAACAACATTAAAAATGAAGCTAAACAAGCAGGTTTAGAAATTGCAATTAAAGAAGCGAGAAACAAATTAGGCTTAGACTTTCAAGGAAAAACAATTGATAATTTATTGAAAGCATACGAAACGAAAGTTTTAAACGATGCACAAATCGAACCCGCAGAACAACTAAAATCAATCACTCAAAAACTAACAGAAAAAGAACAGGCTTTACAAAATGCTTTGGGGTTAGTAAGTGAAAAAGAAAACGCTTTAAACACGTTTAAAAAAGAAACGGTTATTAATCAAACGTTAGATTCTTTTTTGCCTGAAAAAACAATACTGCCAAAAGAAGATATGAAGTTGATCATTCGTAATAAATTATCATTTGATTTAGATGAAAGCGGAAAAATAATAGCTTTAGATTCATTTGGTAATGTAATTAAAAACCCAACAACAGCAGACCCAAGAAGCGCAAAAGAGGTATTAGATGACTTTTTTAGAACAAACCAAAATTACATTAACCAACAACATGGCGGAAGTGGTGGAGGTGATAGTAAGCCAACAGGTGGAAAAATAAGCTTAGATGAGTTTATTAAATCACAAAAAGAAAGCGGAATAGCTCCAAATAGTGCCGAGTTTAACCAAAAATTAGCAGAAGCGAATAATAACGGTTTAATTGATTTAGGGTAATGAAAAAAACACTTTTAACATTAAACCAATTTACAGACAAAGCAAAAACAATTGAAGAAGTAAAGGCTTATAATAATGAATTAAAAGGCATTCCAAAAAGGATAGATTTTATTTCATTTGATGATGATGGCTTTGCTTTAAATGATAATAAACCTAAATTTAAAGGGTGGACAGTTTGCGAAGAAACAAGTAACGACACGATAAAAGTTGCTAAAAAAGGAGATTGCAGAATTTACTTTGATACCAAAGACGGTGTTATAATTGTAAGCGAAACAAACATGAGTGACAATTGCACTTACAACGATTTAGCCATATTTTTTGACGGCAAACTCGAATTAAATAAATAAAAATTATAAAAAATCCTTATTTCGTTTTGATATAAGGATTTTTTTTATATTTGCAATACTACAAGTGCCAAGTATGGCGCAGGAAAATAGAGCAGGTTCGCTCATTACATACCAAATTGTTTAACATTAATTTCAAAAAAAATGGCAAATTACACTTTGGCGAACCTCGTAAAAGCACAAATCAAATTAAACGGGGATTTCGCAAACAACGACACAAGGTTTAGAGTTCCAGAAAACTTTTTATCTTTAGTAATAGGAGCGGAAACTTTCTTTCCATCTTATAAAACTTTAAAGACTTCTGACACCAGAGCTGTAGAAGCAAACTATTTTAAACGTACTGCAAGTGCATTAGCTACTAGCGGTAGGTCGCACAACCATACTGGTGACGGTGGGGATAGCGGTGTTTTAGCTTTATCATGGACTACTTATTCAAGTAAGTTCTCAATGACTTTAAAACAAGCGGACACTTCTGTTTTCTCATGGCAAGAAGAATTTAACCACGAAATCAAAAACACGGTTGCAAATTTTGCAGACGGTTTAGATGAAGTAGCTGTTAATTTCTTATTCTCTAATCGTTCAGGTGTTAACACCGCTGAGGTGAAAGGTTTATTTAGTGTAATTAATGACACTTACGAAATTGTAGAAGCTGATTACGCTGATGAGTCAATTATGATTACTAAGGTAGTAATGGACATCAACAAATATCAAGGTAGAACAATGAACATTCATTGTGATTCTATTGCTTATACTACTTTCTTAAAACAAGCCGCACAAGGAGCGCAAAACGCTACTAATTTGAGTTTTCAGTTTATGGAAACTAAATTTATCCATGCACCACAATTAACAGCTCTTGCAGTTGATTTAGATGCTGGTTATACTAAAGGTTTTTGGTTAGCAGTACCGCAAAACCATGTAGCCGTAGCGGATTGGATTCCAGTACAAAATAGACAGGGAGTTGAAACTTCTGTAAATATGTACGGTTCTTTAATCAATCCAGTTGATAGATTACAGTACGCAATACACTCTTACGAAACAAGGGCAGACGGTACTTCTGTAAACGGACAAAAACAGGATGTTTTAACACAAACAGAGGTGTCAATTGATTTAACATTCAATTACGCTCCGTCAAGTGTAGCAGACGAAACACCGATTCAGGCTTTTGCATTGATTTAGGAATCTGCTCCGTCAGTTTAATATTTAAAAATATATACAGATGCCAAATATTATAGACCACTCTTATTTCATTAATGACATTTACTTACCAATTGTAAATGTGACAGCTTTAAGCGACCCAAGCCTTCAAACGCTTAAAAACGCTTTAGTTGATAAAATTAATGTGATAGAGCGGTCTATACTTTTAAATTCATTAGGATTAACATTGTATAAAACGCTTCAAACAGAATTAGCGGATTTAGACGAAGCGAGCCAAGAAATAAAAGATTTGGTAAATGGTGTAGAATATGACGGTAAAATATGGGAGGGTTTGAATAAGAGTAAATCTCTAATTGCTTATGCTGTATATTACTACGTTCTTGACGATATTGAAAAAGGCATTATAACACCGCAAGGCGTTTATAAACTTTCTGATACTGAAAAAGAACGATATACATCGGCTAATAAAATGGCTTATGCATGGAATATATTTTTAGAGAAATATCAGGCAGGTTGTGTAAAAAGAGGACATTCTACTATTGACGGCGTGGAGTATATTGATTTTATAGATTCAAATAATCAAATAGATGTTTCTTTATATCAATATCTAAACGACAAAAAAAGTATTTATAATTTCGATGAAACAAAGTTTAGATTTTATGAATATAAACAAACTACTGGTATTTGGATTAATACACAAAATTAAATGAGACTTCCAATATTTGAGCTAAGATTTGAAGAAATTGTAAATGTTTTGCCACCTTTAGTAATAGGTGAAGAAAGCATTAAGATTAATTACGGTTTTGGTGATATTGACGAATTGAAAAGACATTTAGCTAATAATCCGAGTGCATATCCTTTAGTTTGGTTAATGCCGTCAACAATTGAAGAAAATAGAATATTGACAAATTGTAAATCTGATTGTACAATTGCGGTAGCTGTTAATTCGACAAAGTTAAATGAGTTTAATAAAACCATTTATAATACTGATTTTAAAAATATCGTAGATGTTGTTTCAGATGATTTAATTCATGCTTTAGCGACCTCATCAATATCAAATATCGGTAATAGTTGGAAAAGAAAAAAAGACACAAACTTTGAAGTAAAAGCAACTGATAAACAATCAGCTATTGCAATTTGGAACGCTAAATTCATTGAAATAAACATTGAATTTAATAACAATTGCTTACGACCTATAATTTTTTAATCATGGCAAAAAAAAGAGCAATAAAAAACATTGAAGTTGTGGAACCTGAAATATTTTACGTACTTAAAAGAGACTGGAACACGTCAAAGTATGGATTGCTAAAAAAAGGCGATACAATTCAAGAAACAAACGAAAAAGTTATTAATTATTTAAAAGAAAATAGATACTTATGATAGTAAATTCTTCTTTATGCGCAACAGCTAATGGCGGGTTCGCATATACAGGCACAGACCATTATCCAGTAAACATTAAAAGTGTTAGGGTATTAGCTTTTGTTAAAGGTGGCGAAACATTTGGTACGTTAGATTCGCCTACTCCAATTGATTTAGATTATATCCAAGTTTTGCAAGTAGCAAAAAAGGCGGTTGTTTTAAACAATTATTTTGAATTTACCCAAGCGGTAATAGAAGATTCTTTAAAAGAAAACCCAGACACAGGAGCATCAATAGTTGTTCGTAAAAATCCGTATGATTTTACTGTTGTGTATGAAAATGCAGGAACAAGTATTGATAACGAATTAAGAAAATTAGAGTCTTATGGTTATTGGGATGTGTTAATGTTTGATGATAGCGGTACATTGCTTTACACTACTAAAGTTGACGGAACTTTGAAAGGTTTTTCAACTGGAATGGTGGCAGTAGGTCAATTTCAAACAGGTAAAGGAAATGAAGGTACTAAATCTACTGTAAGATTTCAATTAACTTCACCAGAAGAAATGAGTAACAGAAAAGCATGGGTGATTGAAAGTGAATTAACATTCAACGCTAAATCTGAATTAGGAGGTGTGAATTTATTGACATTAACAGTACCTGCGCCAATAAACGGAGCAACAAGTATTGCGTTTAATATCTTTGATATTACTAAAGGAGTGCCAAGTGAAATTTTCACAACTTCAAATGTAACTGCAAAAATTGATGGTGTTGTAACTGCTGGAGCGGTTGCATCTACTGGAAGCGGAGGTTATACTAAAGCAATGACAGTAGCAACAGGAGATGTAGTTGGTTTTAGTGTACCAATTGCAGTAATAGCAGGCAAAGTTTATGAAGGACCAGAAGTAACAGCTGTTACAACATAATAACGGATTTTCTAACTAATAGAAAGGAGGATGAGAGGGGTATTTATAATACCCCTTTTTTTATATCTTTGAATAAATATAAATATTAAATCATATTAAAAATGAGTATAGTCTTTTCAAAATTAGATAACGGTATTTTATTTGATTTGTCCGCTCGACCGAATGCAGGGCAAACGATTGAAGGTACGATAAACATAAAAAAAGTATTTCGACCTTCAACTTTTCACACTATTACGAAAGTTGAGGTACATGACAACGGTATGAGATATACAACAATTGAAGATGCTGATTATAATTTTTCATACAATGGCGTTGGCGCAAGCAAATTGATAGTAGGAGCTGATGATATTGCCAATAATTACGAATTATTTGACAGATTTATTTTATTACTATAATGACCATCAACCAAGCTATATCTAAGTTAGAACAGTTAAAGAACGATTTACCTAGTTTGGTAAAAGATGCTGTTATGGCTGATAAAAGTAAGGTTATTGATTTAAACCGTTCGTTTCAATTATTCCAAAAGGGTATTGACTCGAACGGTAATAAATTATTAGCATACCGACCAACTACTCAATTGATTAAAAGACAAAAAAACCAAATATTTAAACACACTACATTAAAAGATACTGGCGAATTTTACGCAGGATTTCGTATTTTAGTAGAAAACGGATATTTGTATATTACTTCAACAGATGACAAAACAGATTCATTAATGGAGAAATACGGCAAAAATATATTCGGGTTAACACGTGATAATCAATTAACTTTGTTTGGTGAAATAATTAATCCTAAAATATGGAACTATTTAAAAAGCAAAAACCTTTAGATTACTTTAAAAAATGCCATGAGATAAGTATCTGGGCGTTTTTTGAGTTGTTACAAACTAATGATTTAAGCCTATTACTTAAACCTAAAAGCCGTGAGATAAAAGAAAGTGACAAAGAAGAATTAAGCAAAGCATATTTTAATTTGTTTGATGAATACGTGGAACTTTCAGAAGATAGGCATATTATTGATATGTTACAAGAAAGAGGGAAACTCAATCAACTGAAATTAGAAGTTACAGCTATTGGGTTAATGTTAGAGCATATTATACAAGGGTATGAAATTGAAACTTATGTTAAGATACTCAAAGCTAATCACCGAATTAAATTCGATTTAAACGGAGATTTTAAAGAAGAAGTGGAAAAGGTTATCCAATGGGTAAAAGTTAAGCAAATGGATATAGATTTCATTGAGAAAGAGCTTAACAAACAAACAGATAAAAAGAAACAAACAATTGAAACTCAATCCGTAGTTTTAAGTAATATTTACGGATTTAGAATAGATACCAAAAATACTACAGTAACCGAGTGGTTAGCATACGTTAAACAAGCTAAAGATATTCAAGATGGCAAACGGAATTGATTTAAGAGTTAAAGAAACACAATTTGAAGTTGAGGCATTAATCCAAACCTTAAAAGGGGTTAGTACTGAAATTATAAATATATCCAACGCTTCAAAAACAATAGGACAAAACCTTAAAAACGTACGTAAGCCAAGTGATTTAGTACAAAGTAATGCTGAGGTTGAAAAGCAGTTATCGAGTTTACAAAAAAAGTTAGAAGCGCACGAAAA